AACGAGGATGGCGTTGACCGGCTGTGGAGACTCGGACGCATTACGCGTCGGGACTACGTATGGCTGAAACTCAAGTTCAGAGTTGGAGCCTTGAAGCGGAGCGTGACATCTGGCGGGCGGTCTGTGCTCCGAACCATTGGCATGGGCCGGATGGAGTAACACCCGCGACCCACAAAGAATCACTCTGGTGGTTCCTCAATTTTGGATGGGGCGCTCGCGAGTACCTCCGGGCGCACCCCTCTGAACCGCAGTGGCTCTACAAACCGATTCACCATCCCTATTGTGCCTGGCTCCAGCACCATATCCTCCGCTGGAAAGCTCTCTCCATCGCCCAGGGCGAACCCGAGCAGTACCGCATCCTCTCACTGCTTCCTCGTGGCTACGGCAAGACCGTGTCTGCGACGAAGTGCGCGGCTCTCTGGTCCCATCTCGACGATCCCAAAATGACGACGCTGATTGCCAGCGCGACCGGTGACCTGTCCGAAGATATCATGGGGTCCATCGCCGCCATCATGGAAGGCGCTGGCGACCTCGGCCAGAGTTCGTGGTTCACGTGGCTCTACGGGAACTGGAAACAGGGCTCGCAGACATGGAAACCGAAGGAATACATCAAGCACGGCTTCCGCGGTGCTGACGCCGTCTCCGAGGGCTCCTTCGAGATGACTTCGGCCGAAGTCGGTATGACCGGGTACCATCACCGCCAGCACTGGTGGGATGATCCAATCTACGCAAACAAGTTGCGTGACAACAAGACCGCGTACTTGCGCTCCGTGCTGACGGCGTTTAACGCCTCATACGATGCACTCCACGCGAATGGTCTGCTCGCACTCACGTGTACCCGGTACCTCGACGCTGACGTCGCTGGTCGCGCTATGCGTGACGAAGGTGTCGCGACGTGGTCCGGTATGGACTGCCCACATATGCACCTGTTCGATAAGGTGCCGTTTGGTCGAGGTCTGTGGCACGTCTACTTCATGCAAACGGAGAACGAACTCACCGGAGAGATCACTCATCCACGTCTCTGGACTCGGAAGAAGATCGATGCGTCGAAGCGTCGTGATGCCGAGAACTTTTCTGGCCAGCAGCAGAACAACCCTGGCTCAGGCGAGAAGGCCCCACTCGTCGAATCGCAAATTCCGTTCCTCTACATGTCGTACCCGGACTTTCACTGGGACGTGGTAGAACCACGGTGGGCAACGATCCATATCGACACAGCGTTCAAAACTGACAGCAATATACGTGAGGGCGACTTCAACGCTATCGTCGTATGGCTGTCGGACCCTCGGGACAACGGTGTCCTCTACCTTGATACCGATCTCATCCGGCATTCGGACGAGTGGCGCGAGGAAGACTTTAACAAGGAACTGGTCAAAGTCTGCAGTGAACTTCGTCGTCGGCGCATCTTCATCCGCGCTATCACAGACGAGGTTGAGCCGGGCGGTAAGAGTGGCACGTACAAGAACCGCATCCTCGGCATCCTGCGAGGGGCCGGCTTTATGCTTGATGAGAAACAATTCGTCCAACTGAATCGCCATACTGACAAAAAGGGGCGCATTCGTACCGCCGCTGGCCATTGGGCTGAAGGCTATGTGCGAATCCTACTCCACAAGAATCAGAAGAATGAGTGGATCGTACCGAAGGAAGTGTCCTCACTTGTCTACCAGATTCTCAAGGTAAACGCTACTCAGCACGACGACCTTGCTGATGCGGCCACTGATGGTTTCATCCCTCAACTTTGGATGCCTCCGATGCATAATCCGGGCATCCCTGATGGCATGCGCTCCAACATCCCAATGCAACCGGGTGACGACGATCTCAAGTGGTTCAGCGGTAAGTTGACCGACGCAGAGATCATCGCGCACGACGATGAGATGAAGGCGCAGCGGGTCAGGGCAGAGCAAGGTTACTCAATGCCAGTTGGCTTTGACGATGATGGTTGGGTTCCCCCACGAAGCCCTGTGTAGTTTGAAAGGAGCGCCCCGTGCGCATCGTTTACTTTGATTTGGAGACCCGCAAACATGCTGCTGATCTACGTCCAGATGATCTTGATGCTGGCTGGGAAGCCCTGCGGCGTGGAGAGGGTGGGGTCTCGGCGCTGGCGCTATTCGATTCAGACGACCAGTGGCTACACTTCTACGACGATTTCACGATTCAGGCAGCCGCCCGCCACCTAGAATCCGCTGATGTAGTCGTTGGATACAGTTCCGAGCGATTTGATGTCCCCGTCGTTGAGGGATTGGTGGGCCGAAAACTCGCTCTACGACACCACGTGGACATATACGCCGAACTGGCACGAGCCCTCGCACATCAGGGATTCGTAGGAACAAAGGGCGATTGTACGTTGGACCGGATTGCCAAGCGCACCCTCGGGCGTGGCAAGATCGACAAGGGCTCTCACGCGAAGGAACTTGCGTTGAAAGGCCGATGGTCTGAACTTTTTAACTACTGCGCATCCGACGTACAACTCACTCGTGACCTCATGTACTACATCCTCGAACACGGCGGTGTAATCGGTCCGCGCGGGTTCATCTCACTTGAGGTACCCAAATGGCTTTCACTAAAGAAGACCAACGTGCAGCCGTAAGGCGGTACTACCTGCGAAATCGTGCCAAGATGATCGCACGAACGCGTGATTGGCAACTGCGCGACCGTTACGGCATCGACACACCTGAAATGGTCAATGTGCCATCTGCTTCAAAGCATCGAACGGCAAGCGACTGGCTGTTGACCATGACCACAAGACCGGACAGGTTCGTGGTCTTCTCTGTGGATGAACCACTTCTTTTGCGGAGAGCCGCAGCGTATCTGGAGGATAAATGAGCGGCGTCTACGTAGATCAAACCTTCCAGAAACTGACTGGTCCAGCCTTTCGGGAACAGTTGACGACGATGGTTGTTGACCATATGATGTACAGCGAACAGCACTACTGGGGCATTCGTGCCAAGTGGCCGCGGCTGTATGACCTGTGGCGCGGCAATTGGAGTGGGCGCTTCCATCCACACAAGAACAATGTCCACATACCCCTTATTTTCAGCGCAATCTGGGCTGACGCTGCCCGCAAGGTTGCCACATCTCTCGCTGACTACCCTGTTGTCTCCTTCCTCGGGTACGGTCCTGATGACATGCCGATCGCACGAAAGCGCGAGGCCCTCATCTCGGCACAAATGAAGGACGATAAGTGCTTCCTCAAACAGGTGGACGCTGTTGTCACGGCGGACCTGTACGGGGTCGCGGTAATGCAAATCGGCTGGAAGAAAGATATGCCGATGCGCGTCGTAGAGTACATCGATCGCGCACCACTCTCCGGCAAGATCGTCCGACACATCAAGAAGCAACCCATCGTCATGTTCGATGGCCCCGAGTCATTGCTGGTCGACCTGCTCGACTTCTTCCCACAGCCTACCTGTCATCGTTTGGACAAGATGAAGTGGGTTGTGCGGCGTTACTTCCTCGATCTCGACGACGTCCGCTATCTCGCCTCGATCGGTGCGTTCGAAAAGTCTGAACTGCGTCGCCTCGAAGCCGAAGGCTCCGTCGGTTCGGGCAATGCTTTCGTTTCGACTGCCGTCAGGCGCTTCCAAGTTCGCACCGGCATGGACGACGAAACCGCACGCTTCATGGACAAGTACAGCCGTCCCATCGAGATTCTCGAAATGTGGGGCACTGTCCCGTCCGAATTCGCACCTGATGGTGTGCTGTCCCGTGTCATCACTGTGGCCAACCGCCGCTACCTGTTGCGGAACCGCCCGAACCCGTACAATCACGGTCTGCTTCCGTTTGTCGCCTTTACTCCGACACCGGATATGCATTACTTCTACGCGCCTGGCAAGGCCGAGGTCGTGGAAAAGATTCAGATCGTCGCCAACCGGTACCTGAATCAGTCACTCGATGCAGCAGACCTGCTCATCGATCCGATGTGGTTCTACAATCGGGCGGCCGGGCTTGTCACGAAGAATCTATACGCTCAACCGGGTAGGTTTATCCCGGTCAACGGCGATCCAAATACGATGGTCGCGCCTGTCAAGCAGAGTCTGGAAGGACTCACAGTCGCTGATGCCAAGATCACTCAGATGCGCATGCTCGGCAACATGGGCACAGGCATCATGGATGACGCGGTAGCTGGGCTTCAATCTGCTGACCAACGCCAGACAGCGCGAGAATTCGTCGGCCGGCGAGAGGCCGCAGGCACTCGGCTCCTTTTGGAGTCGCGCATCTACGAAGAGATGTTGCTTGAACCGATGGCGAATATGTTTGTCGCCCTCGACAAGCAGTTCCTAGAACTTCCCGTCGAAGTCCTCATCCTCGGCGATGGAGCCCTCCTCGATCCAGTCACACAAACGCCCATCCCACAGTCGCGCGAGCGCCTGTCGGGTTACGATTTGCATCCAAACTACGCGGCGAGGGCCCTCGGCGCATCCGTTGGTCTCTCAAAGGGTATGCAACAGCAAGCCCTCGGACAGCTTCTGCAGGCTATGAACGGTGCGATGGGTCAGGCCGTGATGGGCCAGATCAACGTCGTGAACTTCTGGCGCTCGATCTTCCGTTCGTTCGATGT